TTAGCATACAAAATGGGAGAAGAATGGTCTAGGTTTAATGGTAATGCTATCATGAGAACCACAGACCAGAAGAAAATTATCATATCAGTAGATATTGACAAGAACATGTATGATGAATTCCGGAAGAGTAGTCTGCTTAGAATTAGAGTGGATGATGATCATTGCGGTAAGAAGGTTTATCAGTTTAACATGGCCGGAAGTACTACTGCTATTAATTGGGTAAGAAGAAGTCCTAACTAATGAAACCAACAAAAGCATGGGATGGTCAGTATAGGTCTTTCAATGAGGCCCTGAAGTACATGCATAGTAGAGCCAAGGGGGAAGAGAAATCAATCTATACCCCTTGGCCTAAATTTAATGATGCTACTACTGATGGTTTAGAGTGGAATACTTTAACTGTAGTTGGCGGAAGACCGGGCTCAGGTAAAACATTATTGAAGGATCAGATTGTAAGAGAGTCTTTTACTCTCAATCCTCATGATGACTTTAGAGTTTTGGAATTCCAATTTGAGATGGTTGGTAGAACTTCAGCACTAAGAGAGTTTTCTTCTATCACCGGTAAGACATACAAGGAATTGTGCAGTGCCGGTTCACAGATAAGTTCTGATGTCCTAATCAAATGTCATGAGTATGCCAAACTCAGAGTTAAGTATCCAGTAGATGTGATAAGTACACCAATGACGGTCAATCAAATGCGGGAGCAGATTGATATGTACATGGAAGAAAACAATGGTAAGAAAACAATAATTACCTTGGATCACACAATGCTTGTAAAGAGAGCACCCTATCAGACAAACTCATTAGATATGTTGTTTGAGCTTGGTGAGTTCTTTACTCAAACCAAAAGACAGTATCCATGTATGTTTGTTGTACTATCCCAGCTCAACAGGAACATTGATAATCCTGAGAGAGCAATGGATGGTAAGTATGGTAACTATATTCTTGAGTCAGATATATTTGGCTCAGATGCTATGTTACAGCATGCAGATACGCTTGTTGGTATTAACAGACCCGCAAAACAAAGAATCAAATACTATGGACCAGACAGGTACATAATAGATGATGACAAAACATTGGTTCTTCATTTTCTAAAAGCCCGTAATGGTGATACCAGGATGAGCTTCTTCAAAGCAAACTTTGAGAGAATGGAGATATCAGAAATGCAAACTCCTCAAACAGCTACAAGATGATAAGTACAAAAAAAGAATCTCTAACACCACAATTAAGAAAAGAGAAGATTGAAAAATTAAGAGAAGAGCATCAGGAATATTTCATAAACAATGAAATCCCGGATGCTACATACATTCCTAAGATGGCTTATAGACCATCTGGTAAGGATGAATTACATGTAAGTTTCTTTCCAAGTGAGCTTGAGAAAGGTGTTGACATCTATACAGAGTTTGTCAGCATTGATTATGAAACAGAAGACCCTAAGAGAACTCTGTATCTTCATAAGCACAATCCTCACTGGCGTGAAGAGTATGAACTTGTTGAGAGCAACAGTGGATTTCAAAGGCATATTATCCCGGTTTCTGAGTTAAAAATCATCAATGATATTAACACTAGACGAGGAAAAAGTAGTATCTTTGATATCCCTGAATTACCTAATCCTGAGCAAATGGTGTTACCTAATCCGGATGAGGTATTATCTCATAGGTCTGCAATTGAAGCACTAATCAGTATAGCAGAAACACTTAAGAAAATTGAACAGAAAATAAAATAATGGCACAGTCAGCTTTAGTAATTGCAGAATCTGGTTCTGGGAAATCAACTTCCATCAGAACTCTAAATCCAACAGAAACATTTATTATCAACATTGCAAACAAACCATTGCCTTTCAAGGGTTGGAAAAGCATGTACACTTTGATCTCTAAAGAGAATCCAAATGGTAACATGACCAATGCTTCAACAGCTCCTGGTATTATGAAAGCAATGAAACATGTAAATGACAACATGCCTCACATCAAGACTATTGTTGTTGATGACTGGCAGTACATGTCAAGCTTTGAGTATTTTGATAAAGCTCTTGAGAAGGGCTATGATAAATTTACTCAGATAGCAACAAACCTGGCACAAGTTGCCAAGATGCCTAAAGACTTCCGTGAAGATCTCACAGTATTTTTTCTCACTCATGCAGAAGAATCAACTGATGTGCATGGTCACAGAAGAGTTAAGGCAAAGACCGTGGGTAAAATGATTGACAACTCTCTGACTTTGGAAGGTTTGTTCTCAATTGTTTTGTTTGCCCGCATCATAAAGAAAGAAGATGGTACCCTTGCTTATGTATTTGAAACCCAAAATAATGGTGAGAATACTTGTAAGTCCCCTATGGGAATGTTTGAACAGCCAATGATTGGAAATGATTTGGAATATGTGAGACAGGCCATCTTGAAGTACGAAAATGAATAATTAATTAAAGTTTATGTTTAACACAAAAGACATCACCACGGGTAGTGGTAAAGCAAAGCCAGTGATCAGTCCTGGTAATCAGGTAATTAGAATCAACTCTGTTACTTTAGAACAAACTCCTTATGACAAGGAAGCATTCAATGTAATGCTGCATGTAGAAAGTCAGCCTGTTGGCGGAGACTTTGAAGGTTTTCTGAAAGATCAGAATAACCCCACAGGTCCCCGTTATGAAGGTCAGGTTGGTAGAGTAAGAATGAGTCCTTATCCTTTCAAGGATACAACTCTTCCTACTGGTAGAACTATCAGTAGAGATACTGAAATTCTGAAAGCTATGGTTCTTATAGCTGAGACTACAGGCAAAAGAGAAGAACTGGACACCATCCAGGCACAGACTATAGAAGAATTCATTGCTGCTTGCAGTAAGATTCTTGGTAATAGTAAGTTCTTTAATGCATGTGTTGGTGGCCGTGAGTGGGAAAACAAAGAAGGTTATGTAAACTATGACCTATTCCTGCCAAGACCATCTAAAGATGGAACTCCAATGGAAGCTCTTGATGTTGAGAACTCAAGACTTCTTAAGTTCAACAAAGAAGAACACATCAAACCTCTTCAGAAGAAAGCATCAGCACCTGTTGATGACTTCAGTCCTTTCACAGAGGCACCTGGTTCTGATTTTGATTTATAATTTTATAGAAGGGGGGAGTAATATCCCCCTTTCTTTTAATTATGCTAAGTACAAAGAATCTCATTATTCATGAATCACAGGTTCCAAGTTATTGGGTGTTCCATTATTATCTAAACTTAGATAGACCACTCACAGGTCAAACAGAAAAGATCAGGTCAATATTTAATCCGGGTGAGAAGACACCCAGCATGTGTATCTATGTTGACAAGTCTGTTATGCAGTACAAGTTTAAAGACTTTTCAACTGGTAAGCAGGGCAGCAAGATTGATATTGTAATGATCTTATTCAATATGTCTTATGGTGAGGCAGTAACCAAACTTATTGATGACTATAACAAGTATGTTAAAAAGAATGGTTCTGTTAAATCAGAGATGAAGATTGAAGAGTCCTGGAGTGTAGGCTTTGTGCAAGAACGCCCATGGTTTGAGCATGATGCAAAGTATTGGTTAGGTTTTAACATTGGTTCTAAGATTCTTAAAGAGTACAATGTCCGTCCCATAGAGTATTATGAGATGGAAAAAGACACAGAAAGAATCACAATCAAAGGTTCTTATATCTATGGTTATTTCAACAAGCATGATGAAATATACAAGGTCTATCAGCCGTACAACAAGAATAAGAAGTTTATAAAAGTATCTTCTTATGTACAAGGTTTAGACCAATTGAAGTATAATCAACCTTATCTGGTAATATGTTCATCTTTGAAAGATGCAATGTGCCTGAAAAGTTTTGGTTATAACATAGAAGTGATTGCCCCAGATAGTGAGAACAGTATCATAAAACCCTTTCTTATTGAGTATCTTCGTGGTAAGTATAAGAAGGTAATGACTCTCTTTGACAATGATGAAGCAGGTACAAAAGCAATTGAAAGATACAAGGAATTGTATGGTATCAATGGTTGTGCTCTTAATCTTGATAAAGATGTGTCAGATGCTGTAAAGAAGTTTGGTGTGCAGAGAACTCATGAAGAGTTAAAGCCTTTGTTAAAATCAATTTTAAATCCCTAAGAAATGGCAAAATGGTTTATCCCTGGTAATGTTCCAAGTAGTAAGAATGGAAGACGGTGGACTGGTCAATACTTTATTGCAAGTAAAAGTGTAATGAATTACAGAAAGAACTCAAAAGCTTTCTATGAGCAGTATGCTCAAGAATTCAGAGATGCTTTTGCAAAGTGCAAACAGCCAGTAAGAGTGGGATTTACATTTGTAAGAAACAGTAAACATAAGTTTGACTATATCAATCCTGCACAAACTGTTCAGGATGACATGGTTAACTATGATTGGATTACTGATGACAATGCAGATGTGATCATTCCTGTCTTTATTGAGTATGTGTATGACAAAACCAACCCCGGTGTTTACATAGAGTTGCTTAACTGTGACAATATTGAATACTTTCCATTAGATGAATAATGAACTTACCCTAGAAGAATACAAAAACCTTCTCAAAATGTTGAATGCCTCAGAAGAGGATTTTAATTTGGCAGTTGAGACTATAATAAACATGGATCTTTATGAACCCTATCTTATAATTTTTATCAGACAATTGGTATTAAGTAGAAGAAGTGAGTTTGTAAACCGTGTGAAACAAAAAGCAGAATCAATATCATTTGCTGGAGTACACACAAGAATAACGGATTACTACCGTGCACTTATGGAAAAGAATCCTCCTAAGAATTTTAAGGATTGCTTTGAGTACTACATTGCAAATGATGTAATGAGAATGCACTCTCCGTTTCTGAATCCAGACAATGACTTTGTTGAAAGCATTGAGATAAAACTAAAATGGTAGCATATGCAACATGTTATAGATGAGGTTTCAAGAACCTCTAAAATTTTAATTCTGGATGAGCCATTCTATGGTCTCTTCCTTATAGGGCTGAATAAGTCTTATCTAAAAACAATCCCAACAGCCGGTGTTAAGAAACACGGCATTGGTGCCCAGCTTGTAATTAACCCTGACTTCTTTATGGGTCTTGGTGAAAAGCACAGAATAGGTTTGATTAAGCATGAGCTTCTTCATATTTCCTTTGGGCATCTTATGACTGGTGATTTGTATCCCGATAAGAAGCTGTTCAACATTGCCGCAGATTTGGAAATCAATCAGTACATAGGTTCTGATTTTCTTCCAGAAGGTGGTTTGACTTTGGATAGATTTCCTGAGTTGAATCTTCCTGTAAAAGCAGGTACTGATACTTATTATGAGTTATTACAACAAGCACAGAAAGATGGTACATCCCCGTCTCTTGATTCTTTATTGGATCAAATGGATGGTAACAGTCCTTATTGTCATTCCGGTTGGGAAGATTTTGATGAGTTGTCTGAAGCGGATAAGAAGTTGGTTCAAAAACAAATTGAACACCAACTAAAAGAAGTTGCAGAACAAACTCAGAAAAGAAGAGGAACTGTACCTGGTGAATTGGCTGGCATTCTGGAAAGATTGTTTCATGTTGAACCTCCAAAGTTTGACTGGAAAGGATATCTTAGAAGGTTTGTAGGTAATTCAACTATTACTTACACTAAAAAGCTCAGAAGGAAATTCAATAAGAGATATATTGAGAATCCTGGTTTGAAGATCAAGTTTAAGAATCATATCCTTGTGGGTATAGATACTTCAGGATCTGTAAATAATGATGAGCTGAAAGAGTTCTTGAGTGAATTGCATCACATGCACAAAACCGGCCACAAGATTACTGTGGCTCAGTGTGATTCAAGACTAAACTCAGTAGAAGATTTCAATCCTAAAAAGGAATTTCAAATCAAAGGTAGAGGTGGGACTGATTTCCAACCTGTTATTGACCATTTTAATCAACATGGGCGTTATACTGCCCTCATATATTTAACTGATGGTGAATGTCCTGCACCTGATAACTGTCCTAAGAATACCCTTTGGGTTCTTAGCAGTGTATCTCCTGAGACAGATCATTTACCTGGAAAAACAATCAAATTAAACTAAACTATGGCAAACGTAAATTTAAACATTGATGAGCTTAAGGGCTTCGTAAATCACATTATTAACAACAACCGCTTCTTGCAAGCACAAGGTAAAAATCCCGTATCCATTGAGGTACTTGGAGAATCTGGTATTGGTAAAACCTCAACTGTAATTGAGATTGCCAAAGAAAACAATCTCAACTTTGTTAAGTTGAACTTGGCTCAGATTGAGGAGCTTGGTGACCTGGTTGGTTTTCCTGTGCGTCAGTTTCAGATGTACAAGGAAACAAGAGTTACTCCTTCTGCAGAAGAGGCTCAGCAGGTAAACTTTACTGCTGCACAAAGACAAGCTGCTTCTAATGATGTGGCTAAACTTGGTGAAGGTCAGGTTAAGAAAGTTGGTTTGTGGGTAGACGAACTTGCTGTTGCTGAGTATCTGAAGAATGGATACAAGATGACTGGTAAGAACAGGATGTCATACTGTGCTCCGGAATGGATTGCAGACAAGAAAGATGGTGGCATTCTTTTGCTTGATGACTGGAATCGTGCAGATACCAGATTTATTCAGGCCGTGATGGAATTGATTGACCGTCAGACTTACATCTCTTGGGCTCTTCCTAAAGACTGGCACATCATCCTGACAGCAAACCCAGACAATGGTGACTATATGGTTAACAGCATTGATGCTGCTCAGAAGACCAGATACATCACTGCTAATCTGAAGTATGATGTTAATGTATGGGCTAGATGGGCGGAAGAAGCAGGTATTGATACCCGTTGTATCAACTTCCTGTTGTTGCACCCTGAGCTTGTTACTCAAGAAACAAACTCAAGATCTATCACCACATTCTTTAACTCTATCTCAAGCTTTGCAGATTTTGAATCTAACTTGAGTATGATTCAAATGATTGGTGAAGGTTCTGTTGGTGACACATTTGCAAGTATGTTCACCACATTCATCAACAACAAGCTTGACAAACTGGTAACACCTAAAGATTTGTTGCTGGCTGACAATGAACAAAACATTCTAGCTCAGCTTCAATCTTGTATTGGTACCGGTGATAGCTATCGTGCAGACATTGCATCTACTCTGGCAACCAGGTTGGCAAACTTTGCTGTGGTGTATTCTAAAGATAACACCATCAGTGACAAGATCACCAACAGGTTAATTGCTTTGTGCACTAAGGATTACTTCACAAATGATTTGAAATATCTCATTGTGAGAACAATCTTCAACGGCAATAAGCAGAAATTTAACAAGATGATGATGGATCCAAACATCATCAGAATGACAATTAAGTAATGGCAAGTAAATCAGTTTATCAGACTTATGATAGCACTGCATTAACTCACTATGGATTGGATAGTGCCCCCTATTTGGGGGTACTTTCCAATGCTGGTGATGCAATTGAGAGAGTGCTAGTTACATCAAATGATGGTGTTTATAACAAAATTAAGGGTATTTTGAATACAAATACTCTGGATGATACAACATTCAGAACTAAAAAGAAAGCATTCATTCTTCCTTTATGTCCTGTGTCTCAGGATAGAATCAAAGCCGCTCTTAAAGAACATAAGATCACTGTTACAAATGATTATGAAGCAGCTGATTTTATTATCACACATGATGATTTCTGCAAGACTTTTAGAAACGGTGATCCTATTCTTACAACAGCAATGATGGGTAGTCTCTGGAACTATGATGTAATGACAAGTACAAGAGGCAGACATCCATTTACAGATCGTTGGATTAGTCTTAACAACACCAATGTGTTGCTTGATGACAAGTATATTCCTCATACTATTAGATCCTGGTATGTAGATACAGATTACACAGTTCATGATAGGTATATGATTACCGGTCTTGCTTTGAATCTTGCTTATCTAATTGAGTCTGGCAAGTATGATGTGTATGATGCTGAATCTATTGTGAATGCTTCTGCAAACAAGATTGTTCTGACAGAAGATCTTAAGACTGATCTTATGAGATACATCAATTCATCTAACAGTGATGATAGAGAGATTGCAGGTAAGATCATTCCAACAATTGATTACACAAAGAACTACCATCTGCTCTGGGATTTTGCTACGGATACTCATTCAAGGATGTATGTCTTTAATAAAAATAAAGATGTGCAGTACTGGATGGATGTATCTGGATACAGTGATTTCAGATATAAGGATGCTTTGGAAATGATTCAATGGCTTGAAGAAAACAATAAGCTTGACTCAGTTTCATTTAAGTTCTTGGAGCATATTGTCCGGAAAGATATCAGGATTGAAAACAGGGACCTGTACATTTTTAAAGTAGAGTTAAAACCTCAATACAGAAAATATTATGCAGCAAAAAGTAATTGATTTAGAAATTAATACTGATGGTTTAGGTGACAATCAACCTATCTATCAACCTATTGGTGATGAAAACATTATCATAAAAGATTTGGGTTATGTTATATATGGTGGTGGTGGAAGATACAATTTTGACATTGTAAATACACCGTTTTACATAAACCTTGTTGGTAAACTAACCACTCCATCTGAAGATGATATAAAAGGTAAAAGCTTTTATAGACATCCAGATGTGAATCTTCCTAGAGAGAAGTTTAATATGATCAAAGAAACATATGATTGCAAACTTGTAAAAACACCAAGTACTGCAGATTATGAGATTGTTTCATTGAAAACTTTTTCTAACATGGTTGAGTGGACAAGAACTTGCAGAATCACAACTGTTGATGAGTTCTTAAAAGGTATTGTAAATACAAAACAGCATTTTGAGAGCAGTGCATTTGATAATATGATCAATACATTGAGCATGTTTGATAAAAAAGATCTTGTTGATTTTAGTTTTAGAGTCCATTGGAACTCTAACCATGCATCAAAACCCGTGCTCAGATCTCTTGAACATTCTTTTGATTGGAAATCTGTTGGTTATATTTCTCATTCTTCATATGCTACTATACAAGCAATGCTTGGTAGTAGTAAACTTGTTTCTGATGCTCACGTGTATAAGTTTGCTGATAAGCAATTGCATACACTGGATGAAGAAGGATATGAGAATATCAAGAAAATGATCCATGCGGGTGATGATGATAGAAATCTGGCTATTAGTATTATGAGTAATACTAACATTGAGACATCATTTGACAAGCTTGCATTGCTTCTTTATTTCAATACTGAAAAGTTGAAGTCATCAAAGAGTTATAATAGTGTGGCCTTTAAAGTTTTGAGAACCAAATTCTCAAACTATATGGGAGGAAATTATTTCTCTAACAGCCATTCTTATAATGCTTTGATCTATAACTTATCAAGAGATAAAGCTTTGACTGAGTTTGCTTTTAAAGAATCAGCAAGATTGTTCTTTGAGAATGTAATCAGTACCACACTTGGTACTAATGAAAAAGAAAGAGCATTCTCAATTTCTTTAGATGCAATCAAACTTAATCCAAAGTATCAGGACAGACTGATTAAATCTCTTGTTCCATCTTAAGGAGTGCCATAGTATTGGGTGGGCTTCGGCTCACCCACTCCTTTAAAAACTATGACTATTAAAAAATTTCCACTGTTAATAAAATGAAAAGAGATTTTGTGAAAGAAGAAGAATTCTATTCAAAAGAATTCCAGTTTAGTAACTCATCATTAAATAAGCTTTTGTTTTCTCCTACCCTGTTTTACCGGGATTATGTCCTTGGTGAAAAGGAAGAGAGAACAGACAAGCACCTTGTAGAAGGCAAACTTATCCATTGTCTTTTGTTTGAACCTCAGAACCTGAATAAGAAATTCAATGTGGCTCCATCTAAGGTCCCCACTGATTCTATTAAGAAAGTTCTGCAGGTAATGAAAGATAATCCTTTTAAGCCGGCATCATTGTTGTCTACTGAGGCAGCTCATCTTGATTTGATTCTTAAAGCATTAGAATCAGAGAATCTTTATCAAACCTTGAAGGAAGATTCTAAAAGACTTGAGAAGATCCAGACACCAGAGAATGATGTTTACTGGCAGTTCTTGAACTCTAGTGTTCTTGATATTGTTGACCCTGATACATTGGCAAGATGCCAAGAGCAGGTTGATATTATCAAAAGCAACAAAGACGTAATGGCTTTGTTTGAATCCAATCAAACAGACTTTGAGTTGGATCCTGTAAAGACGTATGTTGAGCAACCTCTAATGGTTCAGAAACTAAATGATTATTCCTTTGGCTTAAAAGGCATTGTGGATTTTTATAAAGTGGATGACCAGAAGAAGCAAGTCATAATCTGTGATTTAAAGACAACCTCCAAGACCATTATGGATTTCAAAGAGACTGTAGATTTCTACAACTATTGGCTTCAGATGGCTATCTATGGAAGACTTGTCTATGAAAATCTTTCTGAACAAGAAAAAGATTATGATATTATGTGCAAATTTGTGGTGATTGACAAATACAATCAGGTTTATGTATTTGATGTGAGTGAGAATACTTTGTTAGAATGGGGTACAGGTCTTATAGATACACTCCAGATGGCTCAGTACCACTATGAACAGAGAAATTATAGCCTGCCTTAT